TATTTCCTCAGTGGTCCAAGCTACCACAAACCCCTCGTGTTGAACAGTAAGCTGCTGAACCATAATTCCACTATCTGCCGCGTTGAGGTCACTCAATGAGTATGTGGTTGGGAAACAGTCAAACAACTTGAATGCCAAGCGAGCGTTGCCAGGACTTGGTGCAGCACCATCTACGGCACCGGGCGACGCATACGAGCCAGCTGATACTGGGTGGTCAAACACCTTTACGAAGATGTCGCAACGGTAGTTATTACCTTCTACACCCGAGCTACTTCCGATACTCCCAGAACCCTGGTTCCATGAGTGAAGGAACTGCTGCCACTTGTAGAGCTGGTCTTGATTAGAGAATACACCACGGCTAAAGGTGATCGGAGCGAAGTCCGACTGACCAATGAACTTATGTGGGTGGGTGTTCATTCCGCCTTCGCGGTAACCCACCATCTCGTTCTGAACAGCCAACCCGGACATGACAGCAAAGCCAATCTTGTCTAGGCCGTTAGTTTGTGCCCGAAGGTTGCCAGTTGCGTTGATCGTTACCTGGAACTTAAAGTTACGTACTGGGTCTGTAATAGTGGCGCGTGCCATGTGTTTCTCCTATCAGAGGGTTGAGACTGTGTTAGAGCCGCCGGTCCATTGGCTTAGGTTGATAACTATGAATTCGGCTGGGTACTGGAGAGCAACCCCTACCTCGATACGTACTTCACCATTGTTAATCGTCGTAGCCGTGTTGTTGGTCTCGTCACAGATGATGTAAAAGGCCTGTGCTGCATTGCTTCCCTTTAGACCACCCGACCTCCAGAACTCACTGAGGATTGAGGAGATGGTCATGTTAAGGCGGGTCCACAGACGCTCGTCGTTTGGCTCGAACACAGCAAACGCAGTGGCGTCGGTAAGAGCCTGCTTTAGGTAGTTCAATGAACGCCTAATTGGGATGTACTTACCAGGGCCAACCTTGTCGAGTGACCGAGCTCCATTTATGACTACTCCGCCACCTGGGATTGCCTTGAACAAGTTGATACCACCTTCGGAGTACATCTTGCCGGTCTCCGTTGGGGTAAAGGTGGTGACCAATCCCAAGCAGTTACGGATGTCAACATCGTAACCAGCTGGGGCTTTGTAAACCCCACGGGTTGCGTCGGTGCGAACAATAGCTCCGACTACGGCACCACCTGGATAGGTGTCTCGAATTGCACCTGGTCCAGTCTTAGTGGGGTCAACCATTACCAACATGGGGTAGTAAACACCTAGGTATGACGATTGTGGGTAAGTTGCAACTAGTGTAGAAATAGTGGTTTCGCTATTCGACGTTGATGGGTCAACCACAACAAATGAGTTACCCCTGCTAGTAGCCGTGGTGTTTAGCTGGGTGATAACCACCTGGTCAGTGATACCAGGGGCGTTCATGATTAGGGCACCTTCGATAGTCGAAAGCTTGCTTGATATAGCAGCTACGTAATCTGAACTAACCACAGCTGATCCGTTGGTTCCACCGCCTAGGGATACGGGGGTAGTCTTTGGCTGAGCTCCAACAACGGCTGATGGCCAGCTGGTGGTGGGGATCGTAATGTACTTTGAGTACGTGTTTACGACGGTCTTTACAAATCGGTTATGCGCTGGGTCAGAGCATACCCCATTCCACCGTTCAACTTCCACACCACCAAAACTTACTACTAAGTTGTATAGGTACTGTTGTGATGCAGTACCAACGGCAGGGTAGGCGTTGGAGGTCGAGTACGCCTCAGTTGTAACTGTTAGTGAGTTCCCCCACAAACCCTTGCTCTTTGCTTGAACATCGAACAGTAGGGCTTCCCCAGCAGAGGCACCCGAACCCTGAGGGTAGAACGGTACGCTGGCAGAACCCACCACTGCTTGGGTAGTGTTACCTGCGGTTGTTTCATGAAGTACGCGAACAACATAAGCATCTCGACCACCGTTTGCAAAGTAGTGGTAAACAGAGTAGCCAAGTTCGTCGGTCGGGCTAATGTCGCCGTAGTACGACTTGTACTCACTCCATGACGAGATGAAGGTTGCGTCAAGAGGACCGCGTGGAGCGGTTCCAAAGAAGCAAGCCGTAGCTTGGGCTAGGTTAGACCGGCGAGCGTTAGTTACTAGCGGAGACTCGCTGACGTAGACGCCTGGGTTGTTATATGTTGCCATTAAAATTCCTCCGAGAATGAGGTGGTGAATACAGTGGGATTCTCATTGTCTGCATTTGTAATATTACCAACAACTGATGTAACTTGCTTGAGACTATACAGATCAGAAGCCGGAAGCTCTGCTGACATTTGTACAGTATACACTTTTCTGAATATCCTTTTTCGGTACCCAGCTTCTCCATCAAGAAGGTCCGAATTAGACCAGTTAAGGAGATCGAATCTACGAATAGTCCCGTCTTCCGGGACCTCAATAAAACCCCTACGTAAGGGCAAAACGCGCCGCAGTATCTTGGCTGAAAGCTGACGATCGTGAAGGGCGCTACGTGCGTACGTTGAGATCTGGTAAATCAAGCTGACTGGTACATACGAGTCCGTCTTTAGGTACGGGGAGTTGCCAAGCTCGGACAACATTCCAGCAGTGTTCAATTCAGAGGGGTAATAATCAACGAACGATGGCCCTAGGGATGCCCCGCCAGATGAAGAAAAGTAATACACCTGCTCAGAGTGCTGTAGGCTGCGGTCGTGTGATACCCCGACATTCTCAATTGTGATAAATGGGTACTCACGTTCGGTGTCTCCATCAGGATAGCGGAAGAACACCTTTGCTACGCGGGTCTGATTGCGGTCGTCGGATACTGCGATATTAGAAAATCGAGCCTTCACCGCCGCGTCTTCCGCCAACAAAAATCCGGGGTTACTCACAACGGTCTCCGGTTAATCATCTCTTGCAGATCACCATCGGCTTCCACCAAAAGCATGGTTAGTTTTGGATTGGGTAGTGATGCTGTGCCGCCGTATTGAATACTGTTAATTGTCTCTTCGTCAGTAGTAGCAAACCCAAGTAAAAAGGAGTTGCCCTCTGGTGAATAACGTACAGTAAAGTCTTGCGCCACGTCTCTCCAAGCCTCATCAGAAGCCAGGTCCCTGCGGATTCTGTTTTGGTACTCTGCCGCAATGCGCCGATAAACTTTATTCAGCTCATCGACATACCCGTCTATAAAACCGTCTTCAAGGTAGTCAATAGACAGGAAGTTGTCGGGTATAAACGTGCTAGAACTGCTACTTTTCGTTGAATTAGAGTAACCCTCAAGCATGGGCAATCTCCGCAGTTCTAGGCAATGTGCCCCCGACGCGCATCGGGGTAGCTACAGTTTACCCCAAACTAGGAAGCGACGCTGGCCACGGATAGTTTGTTGTCTCTATAACACCCGGGTCTGGGTCGTTAACAAACTCTTGATTGATATACAACTCCTGGCCCTGGATTAGGACAAACACGTCGTCCCGCAGACGACCCCTAACTTTGTAACTGTAGATTGAGTAGTAACGACCATCGTAATAAATAATGTCATTTAGGTGGGTTCGGTACTCCCATGGAGTACTTACTCCAGCATCACGCAGGTCTTTTATCGCAATGAATGCATCCAAGTTCTGTAGCGGTTGGCGGCCTTCTGGTATGGCCCTGCGCTCATCTTCAGATTCGGAAATAAGAAGAACAGGTATAACAACACCAGGTAGGTACTTTTTACCCCCGCTGCCTGGGGTCCCTTCGTCGTAGATGTCGTCGTACTGGCTGTTGCTGCTCGCAGACCCTAGAGGATTAAACTCGTACCAAATAATGGTTTCCCCTGCCACCTTATGGTGGCGACGAAACTGTTTATTAATTAAATCTAGTTCTCTGCGTACGTCCATCAGTAGTACGCATTAGTTGTCTGTCCCGTTGGCGGGAGAGTGTCGATGTAGACGTCTTCGCGCAAGTTGTCGTCCTTGGTCTCCGAGATAACAACACCTTGGTCGATCTCTGGCCATAGGCGCTCGAGTGGGGAGTAATCACCAAACTCTTTTTGCTTGTACAAGGGGATCAGCCTATTTGTGGTACGTGAGACACGCCGTAGGTTCATTACCTCAAGTCGATCAAAGCCGATGTTCAGGTTGGCAGCGTGCCTCTGGTATTCCGATTCCCATTGAGCTAGCAAGCCTTGAGCCATCCTGAATCGTTGGCTGGCTGGGATGTGTACTGATTCTGACGTGATCACATCGATGTCGCGGCTGAACTCAGTCATCAATGCCCACAGGCACTCACAGATGGTGGCGATACCAACGGCGTTGATTACTACATCGGCTAAGCGCTCCAGGGGGATGTTAAGTGTATGAAGGTGCTTTTCAAGAGCGCGGTTGGCGTAGAAATCAAGATCGGTTGGGGTGACCCACTCGTAGTAGTAACCTTCGATTAGAATCTTTGTGTTGCTGGCTGGGAGAGTGGCAAGACGTAGGATTCCGTTGCGCTCATCCAAGGAGTACCCAGACGAAGTTATTTCTGTGGTCGTTCCATTACTGGCGTAGCTAGCAACCCACAATGACGTAGCATCTACGTTGGTGTGCCCAAGCTCGTAGGTCCTACCAGCTGTGTCAAAGGTCGTTTGAAAGAACTTTGGGAAGTCACGAAGGTAGGTTCTGGCAGTTGTTGTGATGTCTTCAAAAGTAGCCACAATAAATGATACCTTAAGAATCGTTAGAGCTTTTTGGGGGCAGGGTGTCTTGCGCTGGTTGGTTATACGCTGGCTGCTGCTCCCTGTGGCGTGACGTGGTTACAGACCTTTTTAAGATAAACTGTTGTGCTGATCCTGAGGGTTTGTCTATCTTGTTCATGCGTACCGGATGTAATAACGGATTTTCATGCTACGCGGCTGAACACTCACGGCTGTGGGTGCCGACGCTCCGCCAGAGCCAGATACCAGTCCGTTTGATGTAGCAAACGCTACGGTGTGGTCGTGGTTATCAGCGGTACTTGTTTGAGTTGCCCAGTAAGTGGCCATACCAGGAATGTCCGATCCGGTGTTTAGGCTCTGAGGACCAACCCAGTTTCCTTGATCTTGGTTTAAGAACCAGCCATCGCCGTTCTTGTCGTACGGTACTACGTATGTACCGCTTGCGTACGCACGTAGACGTACCGCAAAGTCGTGGTTTATGTTGCCTAGGGTGTCGCCAAAAAGCTCGGTCGCACCCGTTGCCCCAGGTGTATGGAAGTGCGACCCAGCAGCGCTAGTGGTTCCCCCAGAGTGGCCGTGGTCGATTGGGTGTGTGTGGGATGGTACGTTGTTTGCAACAAGTGTTGTTTGATGGTTGATGTTACCAACTGCGGTTCCTAAGTTAGTGTTGTTGGTTACTCCACATAGATACATCCCGTCGTAGTTAGGTAGCCTAAATTGAGATCCACTTTCACCGTAGGTGGTGCCTATGACGGCAAACAATGCTGCGTATGTTCCTGTCTTTGCTAACAAGTCTCCGTTACACAACCTCCATACGGAAGTATTTGGTTCGCCTGCGGCTGGCCACATCAGAAGACCACCAATAGGAGTAGCTGGTTCTACGAACTTGGGGGCCAACTCCTGCCAAGTAGAGCTATCACGCTTTACGTATAGGCCGGATTCACCGTAATTGAGAGCACCAGTCCTAAGGTACAAATCTCCAACTGCACCGGTTGCAGCTGTGGGCTCGGTAGTACGGCGGTACACAACTGGTACACCAATCAGGCGACGCTTATCCACAATGCTGCTGTTTAGGATTGGGTTGTTTTGCAGTCGGTAAACCGAAGCAACCACCACATCGGTGGTGGCATTAAAGTATGGAGATGGATCACCAGGGGGGCTTGCTAGACGTATTAGCGACCTAGGCAGAGTTGGGTTTGTTGCGCTAGCAGTTCCACCCAAAGACACGAGAGTTAGCTTTGTGTCAGATGGGTTTGCCAAACGAGCCACGATGAGGTCAAACCGTGCAAGACCAGAGTTTGGTGCGCCGGTCATGCTGAAGTTAGTGTTTTCATCAACGGTGTAAACCAGCCCGTTAAGAACGGCGGTTCCACCACTGACACTAACGTTTCCACCTGGGGTCGTTGTTTGAGTAACGACCAAGCCCTGCATAACCCCAGACGCCGCGTTACCAAGAACCTCAAAGTCAATCGAGTCTGGCTCGGCCTGGTCTAACGCTACGTACTTGTTACCGGACGTAGTGTCCGTGGCGTTTGGAATTATGTAGGGCATTGATTACCTCAGAGGGTGTCGTAGATGTTTCCGCTTCGGCGGAGGTAGTCATATAGGTCGGTTGGGATTTTGAACCGTGTACCGTCTACGAAATCCCACTTTTGGGTTCCCCAGAACATGGTCCATGTCCCCTTGATTCGTGCGCTAACCAGGTCAGACCCAGGCTGAATAACAACTACTGGTTCTTCTACAACCACTTCAGAGGAACTGTCTGTCTCCTCTAGAGCCTCGGTGAATGCTGCGGGCTTACTACGTGATGCCATTATTGCTCCTTGTTGATTACGTAAATGTAAAGTGGGGGTGGTTTCCCACCCCCACCATACTACATCATTGAACTGGTTATGTTCAGGAGATGGCGCCGCCCAAGGTGTTGAGGATGACGCGGCT